CTATGCGTTGCGGTGTTGATGGATGGCTTCGTAGCGCTCGGCACAGGCAGGCCCACAGAACAGCCTGGCCGGATCGTTGTCGAAGTCTTCGCTGCAGTCCGGGTTGTGGCATTCCCCAATGGGCGTGAGAGGGGCAACAGTGCGGGCCCGCGTTGCGTGCTGGGCCAATGCCTGTTGCAGATGGCGCGCTTCCAGTTCCTGCGCTTCGTCGATGGTGTCCGTCATGCCGGCTGTATTTTATCGGGGGGTGGTCGCACCGATTGAGAACGCCATAGCGGCGCTGGATGAGATGCGTCCGTGATCGGATCGGCGTTCGTTGTTGCAGTGGATTTCAGGCATGCAGGCTCCTTGTGCATGGGCGCCCGAGAGGGCGGAAGGCGAGTCGGAAGGCCGTGTCTGACGGCAACGGCATCATCGGAAAAACGGTTCTCGCCAACTGCGACACGCCGCCGCAGAAGCGACAATCTGCGAAGGTCATCGCAGATCCTTGGCGTACCACGCTGCGTCGTCGGAACCAGGGATGCAAGGTGTTGCAAGGTGTTGCAAAAGAGAGATCGTTCCGACACCATGGCCGCATCACCGCCTCCCCTCTGCTGCTGACCCTGCCGCGTCGGCCGGTCGCCACGTGCACTGTGCCCGGCATGAATCACGCAGTGCATCCATGGGACGCGGTGAACCGGACCACGCTTCAAGGGGCTTCGCCGAATGCACACATCGCACCCAGCGCAGGACGTCGTTCCCGCGTTCCTGCAGGTCATGCACGCACACGGCATCGTGCCGGACGCACGCGGCCGCGAGGCACTCAATGCCGACGGCACACTGGTGCGCTTCCATGTGCAGGGTGATCGCCCCGGCACTCGCAATGGGTGGGCCGTACTGTTCGGCGACCAGGTGCCGGCTGGCGAGTTCGGCAGCTGGCGTACCGGCACCCGCCATGCGTGGTGCGCGAAGTCACCCGGCACGCTCAGCGCCGCCGAACAGCGCGCCATCCGCCACCGCCAGGAGGCGGCCCGTGCCGAACGCGAGCAGCAGCAGCGCGAACGCGAGGAAGCCGCCGCCAAGGCCGCCAACATCCTGTGGAACCGCGCCGTACCGGCGGACGGCAGCCATCCCTATCTAGTGCGCAAGGGCATCCCTGCGCATGGCCTGCGGGTGGCGCCGTGGCCGGTACGCGACAGCGACGGCCTGGTCTTCCGCCACATCGACAACGCGCTGCTGGTGCCGGTGATGAACGCTGCCGGTCGGATCGTGTCGCTGCAGGCGATCTTTCCGCGCCTGGAGCCGGCACTGGGGCGCGACAAGGACTTCCTGTCCGGTGGCCGCAAGCAGGGATGCTTCCATGTCATCGGCAAACCGCTTGCTGCGCAGCCGATCGCCATCGCCGAGGGCTATGCCACCGCGGCATCCATCCACCAGGCCACCGGTTGGTGCGTGGTGGTCGCCTGGGATGCCGGCAACCTCGCCGCGGTCGCCCGCGCCTGGCGCAACGCCGTGCCCGACGGTGTGTTCGTGCTCTGCGCGGACAACGACCAGTGGACCCGGCAACCCGTGGACAATCCCGGCGTCACCCAGGCAACGCGCGCCGCTGCGGAAATCGATGCACGCGTGGCATGGCCCGAGTTCTCCGCAGTGCACGGTGACAGTGACCGCCCCACCGACTTCAACGACCTGCATCTGCGCGAAGGGCTGGAGGCGGTCCGCGCGCAGCTCATGCCGCCGCCAGCCGCCGTCGCGGGAGATGACATGGCCGGCGACGTCGCACCTTCGGCAGCCAGCGCGAGCTATCAGGTGCCCGGCAACCTGTCCGCGTTCGATGCCTTCACGCCCTTTCCCGATACCAGCGCGCGCGGCCGCCCATTGCCCACCGCGCGCAATCTGGCCGAACTGTGCCGGCGCACCGGCGTGACCGTGCGCTACAACGTCATCCGCAAGGACCTGGAGATCCTGGTGCCGGGCCTGCAGAGCACGGTGGACAATGCCAAGGAAGTGGCTGCCGGTGAAGTGATGGACTGCATGCACCGCGCTGGCATGACCACCGCCAGCTTCGAAACCAACCTGTGCCAGGTGGCCGAAGCCAACCCCTACAACCCGGTCGCCAGCTGGATCACTTCACGCCCGTGGGATGGCCAGTCCCGCCTGCAGGCATTCTTCGATACGGTGCAGGAAGCTCAGCCCACGCGCATGGCCGACGGGCGCATCCTGAAGGAAGTACTGATGCGACGCTGGCTGGTCTCCGGCGTGGCGGCGGCCTTTGAGCCGGATGGCGTGGTGGCGCGGGGTGTGCTGACGTTCGTTTCGAAACAGAATCTGGGCAAGACACGCTGGGCCCGGCAGCTGGCACCGCCCGAACTGCAGCTGATCGCCGACGGCGTGGTGCTCGATCCGGCCAACAAGGACAGCGTCAAGCAGGTCATCTCCAAGTGGATCGTCGAACTGGGTGAAGTGGATGCCACCTTCCGCCGGACCGATATCGCCGCGCTGAAATCGTTCATCTCGCGCAGCCATGATGAGATCCGCCGCCCGTACGCGCGCAACGAGTCGCGCTACGCGCGCCGCACCATCCTGTTTGCCAGTGTCAATGACGAGCGCTTCCTGCGTGACGCGACCGGCAACACGCGCTGGTGGACCGTGCATGCCGTGGCACTGGGCGAACCGGCGCGCATCGACATGCAGCAGGTGTGGGCCGAGGCCCATGCGCTGTACCGCAACGGCGAGACCTGGCACCTGTCCGGTGAGGAGCTGGATGCGCTGAATGCCACCAACAGCGAGCACGAACCGATCTCGCCGATTGCCGAACTGATCGACCGCCGCTTCGACTGGTCGCTGCCCACCGAGCACTGGAACGCCCACTACCGCGCCACCGAAATCGTCATTGCCGCGGGCATCGACAAGCCTAACCGCCGCGACGTCAACGAGGCAGCCGCCTATGTGGTGAAACGCCATGGTGTACGTACGCGCGTGGTGGGCAAGGAGCGGGCCAAGGTCTGGCTGATGCCGCCGCGCAGGCTCAACCTCGGCGAGCAGGCGGCAGGCCCGTTCTGATGCCGGGCGCCCACCGGCCGCAGCAGTCAAGATACAAGTAGATGAAAGGTGTTGACTAAAGAGGCCCACGAAGGCAAGATGCCTGTATCGGCCACGCCACCTTCCAGGAGCGCTTGCGTCATGCCTCGTCCCCAGCTTCATGCCTTCGAAGGCGAGCAGCTGACCGTGCGGCAGATCCACCAGCGGGTACCGGTGCTGTCCGAACGGACCATCCGCGATCACCTTGCCGCTGGCCGTCGCACCCGCACCGCCATGCTGTGCTTTGACCCTGTCGCGGCCGCCGCCCGCGGTGGGCGCATCACCCAGCGCCTGCTGCGCGCGCGCGGTGCTGCCGGTCGCGATTCCTGACCGCCGCCGCCCACCGTCTTCTTCCAGGAGCAGATTCCGCATGATTCCCGCCTCCCTCGACTGCGGCCATCGCATGATCGCCGACACTTTGGCCGCGTTCCGTGCCGGCCCCGCCCTGGGCCGCACACCGCTACGGCCGGCCTCCCAGGCACGCGGCCCGCTCTACATCGGCATCGCCGGCGGCAAGCATGCGGGCAAGGACACCCTGGCCAATGGACTGGCCTCGGCACTGGCGTTGCCCTGCGACGGCTTTTCCACCCCACTACGGGCGCTGGCAGGACTCATCCCGCAGCACCTGATGCAGACCACCGGCACCGGATCGGGGCGTGATCGCATCCTCCCCGAGCTGCGGGTGCGCTCGTTGTTCGCACGCCTGCCTGCAGGCGGACTGGTGCCGGATGTGCGCTTGGCCGATGAAGCCCGCGCGATCCGCCGCCGTGGCGGTGTCGTCATCCGCGTCAGGCGTCCGGGCCATGACACCGAACAGCCCTTGCCAGGCCATCTGGTCGATATCGAAGTAGACAATGACGGCACGCCGGCCGATCTGGTGCGCAGGACGCTGGACCAGCTGCTGTCGCGCGGCGTGATCTGAGCACGGCGCACCATCGCGTGCCCCCGTTTCCCGCCCATCCAAGCGCAGGCCGCGCCCCATCATCGGCGGAAATGATGTAAGGTCGCCCCATCACCGACGACACCTGTCGTCACCCTGCATCCCCCAACCATTTTCGCAGAGAGGAAACGCCATGGAGGTCGAACAGTTCACGTCGACGCGCCTGAAGGCCATCGAATTGTTCAAGTCCCAGCCCAAGGGTGGCAAGGACGTCGTGAGCCTGGACGCGATCTTCATCTCGCTGTGCTCACTGGCCCACGCCCAGGCCGGCGATGGCAGCTCGACTCAGACCCGTACCGTGGCCCGCCCCGGCAGGCAGCAGCCGCCCGCACCGTGGTTCACCGAAACCCTGGCCGCGCTGAAGGGCAAGGGTGAGTCGATCACGGTGGCACGCTTTTTGATGTTCGCCAACCGCTTTCCGGTCAAGCGCATGGACCAGGTCAATGCGGCGCGCTGGCTGCGCGACGCCGGCTACATCCCACGCAAGACCGGCGGCAACCTGGTGTTCGACCTTTGACCCAGCCCCACCTGCAGTCCTGAAGCCCCGGCATCGTCCGGGGCTTTTTTGTTTCCGAGCCTGCGCCCGTGCATGAGGACGGGCCGCGAGGGGCCGACCTCAGCCCATCCCCACTGCGTTCCCTTGACCTGCTTCTGTTTCCAGGGGGTGAGGACAGCGAGTACAGGAATACGGGAAACAACCGCAGCAATGGCAGCCCGGCAGCAATCGTTGCAGGCATCCGCAGGGTTCTCCTCACCTGTGCTCAGGCTCATTGAATGCCTTCAGCACATCGCATCGAAAGTAGATGAAAGGTGTTGACGAAGGAGGCGGGATGGCAACAGTGGAGGTCAATGCCACTGACGACACCCCTCATGAACGCCCTGCCCGACAGCATCCAGACCCTCGCCGAGGTCATCGGCGAATCCGCAGCCCTCACGCTGGTGCGTGCGTGGCCACCGACCACCTCCAGCACCACCGGCCGCCACCGCGTCATCGTCTACGTTCCATCCACCCTGCCCGACCAGCATCGCCTGATCGACATCCTCGGCCACGACGTCGCCCAGCGGCTGGTCGCGCACTTCGGTGGCGAGCTGCTGTTCCTGGCCTCCTGTTTCGCCGTCGGCGCGCATCAGCGCCGCGAACAGATCGCACGTGCCGTTGCCAGCGGCATGCCACGCGACCACGTCGCGCGTGAATTCGGCGTCTCGCAGACCACCATCAAGCGCGCCCTGCGTGGCGCCCGCTCCGCGCCACCGCCGGCGGTGCACCCGGCCCTGCTGAAGGGGTACGCACGCGCATGAACGAGAGCGACCTGCTGGCCGGCGTACCCGACTGGGCCAAGTACCTGGGGGGTACCTCCGGCGTAGTGATCGCGGTTTCGCTGTGGCTGCGTCAATGGCTGTCGTCGGCCAAGGTCGACCGCACCGCCGATGAAGCCACCAGCAACACCCTGCGAACCCTGCAGGAGCAGCTCGCCGCCGAGCGCACCCGCGCCGATGGGCTGATGCACGAACGCGAGGCGATGGCGCAGGAGATCGGGCAACTGCGTGGCGAGGTCAGCGCCCTGCGCGCGCAGATCGCCCAGCAGAGCGTGCAGATAGACGCGCTGCTGGCGCTGGTGCGCAAACAGCCGGGAGCCGCGGCATGACCGCCGCCGCAGCCAGCGCCCTCGGCGGTGCCAACGTGGCCGCGTTCCTCGACATGCTGGCCGTGTCCGAGGGTACCGACATTCCCAGCCAGCGCTCACGTGACCGCGGCTACGACGTGATCGTCGGTGGCCAGCTGCTCGACACCTACCGCGACCATCCCCGCGTCCTGGTGCCGCTGCCGCGCTATGGCATCAAATCCAGTGCCGCCGGCCGCTACCAGTTCCTGCGCAGTACCTGGGACGACCTGCGCGCGCGCCTGGGCCTGCCCGACTTCGGCCCGGTCTCGCAGGATCTGGCAGCGGTCGGCCTGCTCAAGCAATGCGGTGCCTACGAGCTGGTCCGGCTGGGACGATTCGACGCCGCCGTCAGCGCGGCACGGCGCATCTGGGCATCGCTGCCGGGCGCCGGGTATGGGCAGAAGGAGCACGCACTGGAAACACTGCGCGCAGCCTATCGCGCGGCGGGGGGACGCCTGCAGTGATGCCACTCGCACTGAGGCTGCGCATCGGCGTGCTGCTGCTTATCTGCAGCCATGCCGGCTGCGCCTGGCTGGGGTGGACCCTGCGGGACCGCAGCGCGGACCTCGCCGTTGCCAGCGCCCGGGCCGCACAGCAGGTATCCCGCGCTGATGCGGCGCAGGCCGCACATCAGCAGGACCTCGCCAATGCCCGGGCCGGCGCCCGGGCCGAATCGCAGCGACTGGCCACGCAGGCCGAGCGCACCCAGCAGTTCAACGCCCTGCAACGGGACATCGATACCCATGCCAAGACTCCTGGCCGCGATCGCGGCAACGCTGATGCTGAGTTCGTGCGCATCTGGCGCCAGGCCAATGCCGGCGGCGCACTGCCGCGTTGACCTCGCCATCGCCCCGGCGCAACTGCGTGTCGCGCCCGCGCTGCCTGACCTCGATGGCACTGATGACGATGCACTGCTGCGCAATCACGTCGAGGTCGCACGACGGTACCACGCACTCGCCGATCAGCTGCACGCACTGCTGTGCAGCCTCGGCGGCCAGCGCGGCATCACGCTCAATGGTGCCCAACCACTGATGCCTGCGGGCTGTGATAGCGACGCTGCTTCCCTGCGCGCCGCGACCACGCACTGATCCGGCCGCACACGGCCACGCCTGCAATGCCGCCCAACGGCGGTGATGGCAACACTGGCCACGCCCTTTTTCCCATTCAACGCACGAGCTGACATGGCGACCGACCCCTCTCCTCCACCGCTGGATGCATTGCTTGCCACCATCGCAGCGGCCATCCATGCGCGCTTCCCGCACTTCGCAACCGTCGAGTTCCATCGGGAGGCCAGCACCGAAGGCATGGCGACGCCCGCGTGCCTGCTGGAAATCACCCGCTGCGACCGCAGCAAGGACAATGCCGATGGCAGTGGGCAGATGCAGGCCCTGCTGCGCTTCGAGGCACGCGTTGTTCTGGCGGCGGGCGCGCCCGGCGTGGCACTGCAGCTGCGCAGCACTGCCATCGACCTCGCCACCTGGCTGCACCAGCTCGGCCGCTTTCCCGGCGTGGCCAGCGGCGCGATCGACGTGATCGCCGCGTTGCCTGAAGACACCGCCACGGCGCTGCCAGGGCTGCGCAGCTGGATCGTCGAATGGTCGCTGCCGATCGCCCTGGGCAGCAACGCGTGGGAGGATTCCGGCGGCGTGGTGCCGCAGGCCTTCTACAGCTTCGCGCCCGAGATCGGCCGTGCGCATGAGCCGTGCTACCAGCCCCTGCCGGAGCACGCGCCATGAGCGCCGAACATGCGCGGCTGATTGGCAACCTGTTGATGATCGGCGTCGTGCGCGAACTCGACGAAGCCGCAGCGCGCGTGCGCGTCGATGCCGACGGCATGCTCACCGACTGGATTCCCTGGCTGGAGCGACGTGCCGGGCCGGGCGTGCGCAGCTGGTGCGCGCCCGAACCGGGCGAGCAGGTGGTGCTTGCCTGTCCCTACGGCGACCCGGGCCAGGCGCTGGTGCTGGGCAGCCTCTACCAGGATCGCTTCGCTGCACCGGCTGACTCGCGCCTGCGGCAGCGGACCCAGTACGCCGACGGCAGCATCGTCGAGTACGACCAGGAAACCTCCACGCTGAGCATCAACGTCGGCAGCGGCAAGGTCATCGTGACCTGCGCAAGCGCGCAGGTGATCGCCAGCGAATCGGTGCTGCTCGATACACCGTCGATCAAGGCCACGGGCGACCTGGACGTGACCGGTGCGATCACCGCCGGCAAGGACATCAGCACCCCGGGCGAAATCAAGGCCGGCGCCATCGGCCTGAAGGCGCACACGCACACCGCGCAGGGCCCCACCGCACCGACCACGCCGGCCCAGGCCTGACCGGCCACGCCTGCAATGCCCTGAAAACCTGCACTCCACGACGATAGAGACCATGCGAGGAATCGACGCCAACACCGGCAAATCCCTGGATGGGCTGGCCCATCTGCACCAATCCGTGCGTGACATTCTCACCACGCCCCTTGGCTCCCGCGTACTGCGCCGCGAATACGGCTCACGCGTGTTCGAACTGATCGATGCGCCCACCAATCGCTCGCTGCGCATGGACCTGATTGCCGCCACCGTCGACGCCCTGGCGCGATGGGAACCGCGGCTCCACGTCGAGAACGTCGACGTCTCCCTCCCCGCCCCCGGTGTGATGATCCTGGCAGTGACCGGCATCCATCTACCCGACGGGCAGGCCATCACCATCGAAGGAATCGAGGTTCGCTAACCGTGGCATCCGGCTCGTTCACCAGTGTCAATCTGTCCCAGCTGCCTGCCCCGGCGGTCATCGAAGTGCTCGATTTCGAAGCCCTGTTCGATGAGTCGCTGACCGCGCTGCAGGCCCTGGATCCCACCTTCGACGCGCTGCTGCCGTCGGACCCTGCTTTCAAGATCCTGGAGGTCTGCACCTACCTGCGCCTGCTCGACCGCCAGCGCGTCAACGACGCCGCGCGCGGCGTGATGCTGGCCTATGCCGGCGGCAGCGACCTGGACCATCTCGCCGCGATCTTCGGCATCGCCCGCCAGGTGCTGGACCCGGGCAAACCACAGGAGGGCATCGCGCCACGCTACGAGAGCGATGAAGATTTCCGCCGCCGTATCCAGCTGGGCCCGGAAGGCTTCAGCGTGGCGGGGCCGGAGGGGGCCTATGTATTCCATGCACTCAGCGCCGACCCGCGGGTGCTCGATGCGAGTGCGACCAGCCCCACGCCAGGCGAGGTCGTGGTCTCGGTACTGTCGCGCGAGGCGGATGGAACCGCCACCCAGGGCCTGCTCGGCATCGTCGAGGCGAAGCTGGGTGCCGATGACGTACGGCCGCTGACCGATCACGTGCTGGTGAAGCCGGCCACGATCATCAACTACGCGGTCGAGGCTGCGCTGTTCACCTTCGCCGGCCCGGACTCGCAGGTGGTGCTGGCCGAAGCGCGCAGCCGCCTGGATCGCTACATCAGCGAATCGCACCGCCTCGGACGTGACGTCACCCGTTCGGGCCTGTTCGCCGCACTGCACGCCGAGGGCGTACAGCGTGTGGAGATCACCCGCCCGGCTGCCGACGTGGTGGTGGATCGCACCCAGGCCACGCATTGCACCGGCGTGACCCTGACCCATGGCGGCACCGATGAATGAGCCGAGCACGCGCCTGATCAATGCGCGCCTGCGCGGCGCGATCGATGGCCGCAACCGCACCTTCCGCCACCCCGGTGGCGCGCTGGCGACGCTGCGGGCGGTGTACCGCATCAACGCGCAAGGACGGCAGCCACTGCAGAGCGGCCTTATCGAAGGAAGCGTGGTGACCCTGGCCGCCGCGCCATTACCCGGCGAGAGCATCGAGGGTGACGCCCAGGTGGTGGTGCCGTCGGCAGCGAACCTGTTGCCCGCCAATGCCACCCGCGCCGAGCGCGCGCTTGCCCGCGCAAGCGTGGCGCGCCCGCTGCCGGTGGACATCACCGCACTGTGGGACGCCGACCGCTGCCCGACCGCACTGCTGCCCTGGCTGGCCTGGGCGCTGTCGGTGGATGAGTGGAAGGCCTATTGGCCCGAAGCCGTCAAGCGCGCCCGGGTGCGCACGGCCATCGCCATCCAGCGCCGCAAGGGTACAGCCGGCAGCGTGCGCGACGTGGTCGCTGCCTTCGGTGGCTCAGTGCTGATCCGCGAATGGTGGCAGCTGCAGCCCAAGGGACCACCGCACACCTTCGAAGCAGTGATGACCATCGCCAACCAGAGCGGCCAAGCCGCCACGGCGATGTTCGTCGAGGATGTCATCGGCGAGATCAGCCGGACCAAACCGGTGCGATCGCACTTCACCTTCACCCAGGGCATGCAGGCCGACGCCGCCATCGGCGCCCTTGCAGCCGCCCACGCCACGGCCTTCCGCCGCCTTCAACTGATCGGAGAGTAACCCCCGCATGCGCTTGAAAATCACCGATGCCGGCTTCGCCAAGCTGGTCAATCCGCCGAACACCGGCACCAATGCCGTACTGATCACTCAGATTGGTTTGACGCCCACTGCCTTCGTACCTTCGGCAGGGCTTACCGCACTGCCAGGTGAAATCAAACGCGTCGCCAGCTTCGGCGGTCAGGCGGTGGGCGATGACACCGTGCACGTCACCATCCGCGACGACAGCGCAACGGCCTACACGCTGCGCGGGTTCGGCCTGTACCTGGCCGACGGCACGTTGTTCGCCACGTATGGCCAAGCCGATCCGATCATGGAGAAATCGGCCGCCTCGATGCTGCTGCTGGCTACCGATACGCGCTTCACCGAGGTGGACACTGCACTGATCCAGTTCGGTGACGCCGGCTTCCTCTATCCGCCCGCCACCACCGAGGTCGTGGGTGTGGTCGAACTGGCCACCGCCACAGAGGCGGAAGACGCCACGGACACACAACGCGCGGTCACTCCGCGGGGCCTGCGCGCATATACCGACAAGCGCTTCGGCGCCAGCGCCCCGACCGCACTGGCGAAGACGCTGCTGTCGGCTGCGAGCACCACGGCAGCCCGCACCGCGCTGGAGCTGAAGAGTGCTGCGCTGAAGGACACCGGGCATGGCAACGGACTGGACGCCGACACTTTGGACGGCAAGCACGCCTCCGAGTTCGCCCTGGCCGGTGACTTCGCCACGGTGGGCCACAAGCATGTGATTGCTGATGTGACCGGGCTGCAGGAGGCGATCAACGACAAGGCCAACCTGTCGCGCAATGACTTCCGCGACCAGCAGTTCATTGGCGGCACATACCCGCTTCTTGGCTTCGGCAAGTACGGTGCGGAAACCGCGTACATCGGGGCCTGGGAGGGCAGGTCGGTCTGGAGGTCATGGAACGCTGGCCGGACCGCCGCAGGCGAACTGACCATCGCACACAATGACGTGCCACGCTGGAACGGCTCGGCGATGTGGCATGCCGGCAATTTCGCGCCCGATACAAAAATGGACAAGACCGGCGGAACCTTCACCGGACACGTCGGTGTGAATGGAAACTCACTTCGTTCCTATGGTTGGAACGGTGTTGCCAATGACGGCGTACTCGTGCTCGGCGACACCAACTCGTACATCTTCAAGAACGGATCGAATTTCACTTTCGCCAATGCGGCAGGTGGATACACCGCCATGCTCAACGCCGGTGGCACTGTCTGGACCAGCGGCAACTTCGATCCAAGCAAGAAACTCAGCACCACCGGCGGAGACTTGACCGGTCCGCTTCGGATGCGAGGCAATGCCGCAGGTCGTATCGCACTCTATGACGACAACCTGGATGTCGCCAACATCGAGATCGGTGCCGGCCTCAACACCGGTGCTGACCGCAATGGCTTTCTGGTCAACCGAAACGCGAACGGCTCGCTTGCACTGCTTGGAGGCAACGGAAAAGCGAAGGTAACCGTGGATGGCGGCGTAGGGTACACCGTGCTTTCCTCCCCACCGCTCGGAACCGGATTGTGGAACAGCCAGACTGCCCTGCACTGCGTGATTCCGCACGGCGGTAATGCAGACGGCATGAAGGCAACGCTGCTACGGAGCGTAAATGGTGCAAATGGCTGGTCCTCGGCGCGATGGCGCCTGTACCGTGAGGTAGACGCTACGACCCAGGGCTACATCGACTTTCACGGTGACAACACCGACGGCGACCGCGTCTTCACATTCGCGGGCTATGGGCAGTCTTTCTGGCTTTCGAAGACAGGTGTCGTGGAAGCTCCCGCGGGATTCAACCGCTCTTCGTCTCGCAAGTTGAAGTCGGACCATCCGTTGACCCCACTGAGCTACGGCCTGGCGGAAATCGAAAAGATTGAAACCTATTTCGGCCAGTACAACTCGGATTTCGTGAACGACGAGCGACGCCGACTCTTCATGATTGCAGAGCAGCTCTCCGAAATCGTACCCGAAGCAGTCTTTGAGAATGCCGTCGATTACCGCGGTGAAAAAGTGCCTTCGATCCAGGAGTCGCAGCTGATTCCCGTGCTGGTTCGTGCCATCCAGGAACTGGCGGAGGAGATCAGGTCGCTCAAGGGAGGGTACTGACATGCCCTCAGGCTATGCCTCTGGTGGAGTCGACTTTGACGATCTGTTCGATCCCTACGCCGAGGGTCCGTTTGCTGCGGACTGCGGCGCCATGTTGGCGGGCACCGACCTGAGCCGCCGCTACGCCCACATCCAGTACGGCAGCAAGCGTGCGGACGTCGGGCATCGCATCGGTGGCATGGACGTGTCGAACCTGTGGGCGGCCCGGGGCACCGCAAGCTACCGGCTGCCCTTCCACGGCAAGGACTACTCAGCTGGCAATGGCGCCAAAACAAACTCATTCGGCAATGTCACGGCGTCGGTGCAGATCAGCCTGCTGTCCGACGGCAACTTCACCGTCCATAGCAACAGTTACGGCGGTGGCAACGATGCCACCGCCCAGGTGGATTCCGGTCGCTGGGCACCGTCGGGTGCAGACCCCGGCCAGTACGAAGTGCAGTTCACGGCCAGCAACACGGGGGCTGCTTCGTTCAGCACAAGCGCACCGTCGTTCTCCTCACTTGCGACATCGCGCTCGGCAACCGTATCCATCAGCATTCCTGCGGCATCTTCCATGTACGAAAACATCACGGTTGAGATAGCCGTTCATCTCCGTCGTTCCGGCAGCCCCGCTCAGGTTTCAACCGTATACGCCAACGTCGTCGTCTCGGGCTGGTACTGAGTACACAGCGGGCCACCGCTGCAATTATCGCCAGCGCCGCCTTCTCCGAACATTACCCCGTCGCCTGCACAAGCCGGCACATACCCACACCGAGGAAGAACCCCGAATGACCGAATTTCTCCATGGCGTACAGGTCGTCAACATCGATACCGGTGCCCGTTCGATTGCCATCGCCTCCAGCAGCGTGATCGGCATCGTCGGCACCGCACCGCTGGCTGACACCGAAGCGTTCCCCATCAACACCCCCGTCCTGGTGACCTCGCCCTCGCAGGCCGCCAAGCTTTCGGCCAAGACCGGCGCCGAAACCGGCACGCTGCCCGGCGCACTCGATGCGATCTTCGACCAGTCCAGTGCTGTCGTCGTCGTCATCCGCGTCGAGAACGGTGCCAACGAAAGCGCCACCCTGGCCAACGTGCTGGGCGGTGTGAACGCACAGACCGGTGCCTATGAAGGCGTGCACGCCCTGCTGGCGGCCAAGTCCATCGTCGGCGTCAAGCCGCGCATCCTGGTCGCACCGGGTTTCACCCATGTGCATCCCACCGATCCGGCCAAGCCCGAGGCCGTACTGGCCAACCCGGTCGTGGCCGAGCTGCTCGGCATCGCCGACAAGCTGCGCGCGGTCATCATCAAGGACGGCCCGAACAGCAACGATGACGCCGCCAAGAGCACCGCCGCCCTGACCGGTTCCAAGCGCGTCTACGTGGTCGACCCGGCGCTGCTGGTGCAGTCCGGTGATGCCATCGTTACCCGCTATGCCTCCGGTGCCGTGGCCGGTGCCATCGCCCGCAGCGACAACGAGCGCGGCTGGTGGGCGTCGCCGTCGAACCTGGAACTCAACGGCGTGGTCGGTACCGCGCGTGCCATCGACTTCGGCCTGTCCGACGCCACCAGCCGCGCCAACCTGCTGAACCAGGCCAACGTGGCCACGGTCATCCGCGAAGGGGGCTTCCGCCTGTGGGGCAACCGCACCACCAGCATCGATCCGAAGTGGCAGTTCCTGTGCGTGGTACGCACTGCCGACATCATCGCCGACAGCCTCGAGGCTGCCCATCTGTGGGCCGTCGACCGCGGCATCAGCAAGACCTACGTCGATGACGTGCGCGAGGGCGTCAATGCCTTCCTGCGTGGCCTGAAGACCCAGGGCGCGATCCTCGGCGGCAACTGCTGGATCGACCCGGAACTGAACGCAGCGGACAGCGTGGCCCAGGGCCGCTTCTACTGGGACTTCGACTTCACCCCGACCTACCCGGGTGAGCAGCTGACCTTCCGCATGCACATGAACAACAACTACGTCTCGGAGATCTTCTAAGCATGGCACGCAAGATCCGCAAGAACTTCAACTTCTACGTCGACGGCAAGGGCTATGCCGGCAGCGTGATGTCCTTCACCGCTCCCAAGCTGTCGCTGAAGACCGAGGACTTCCAGGCCGGCGGCATGCTGGCCCCGACCGAGATCGTGCTCGGCCATGACAAGCTGACCGCCGAAGTCGAGTTCGCCTCCGACGACGCGGAGATCATGAGCAAGTTCCACGTCATCGAAAGCAAGGAGTATGGCTTCACCGCCCGCGAAGCGCTGGAAGGCGATGACGGCGAAGTGACCCAGGTCGTGCACAACATGCGCGGCAAGGTGAAGCTGCTGGACCGCGGCGAAACCAAGGTCGGCGAGAAGGGCACGATCAAGGTGAACCTGGCCCTGAGCTACTACAAGCTGACCCATGGCGCCCAGGTCGTGCAGGAGATCGACGTGGTCAACATGATCGCCCGCCAGGGGGGCGTGGACGTCCTGGCCGGCATCCGCGGCGCGCTGGGCATCTGAGCCCACGCTGCCTTGAAGAAACCGGGGGCGCACCGCGCCCCCGCATCCATCGCACTGCATCGAATTCCAGGAACGCATCCATGTCCAGCAAGACCAAGACCCCTACCGACACCGTCATCGAGCGCGATGGCTTTGCCGAGATCACCCTCACCCGCCCGCGCCAGGTCAACGGCATGGAAACCGCCGTGCTGCGCATGCGCGAACCGACCGTGGAAGACATGGAGCGCTACCAGGACGACAAGGGCAGCGATGCACAGCGCGAAGTGCGGATGATCGCCAACCTGTGCGAGATCTCGCCGGACGACGTGCGCAAGATGCCGCTGCGCGACTACGCACGACTGCAGGCAGGCGTCGCGCTTTTTACCACCTGACCCTGCCGCAGATCAGGCAGGGAGTGCTCGCCCTGGCCGGTCATACCGGCTGGGGCCGGCGCGAGATCATGACACTGCGGGTGTCGAAGTTCATCTGGTGGATTCAGGGATTGCCGATACATGGCCAATAACGTTCAAACGACAACGATCACCCTCGGCGGCTCGGTATCCACGTCGCTGAAGGACGCATTGTCCTTCGCCAACGATGGCATCAAGCACATCGGCACCGAGTTGACACAGCTGGACCGTAAGCTTGCCCGCCTCAGTACGACGAGCAAGGAATACGCTCGCATGCGTGTCCAGGTCGACGCGTTGCGTGCCTCGCAGGAGGCACTGGAGAGCATCGAGGCAAAGCGCACCGCCAACCTGGAGAAGCGCGAGAAGCTCGGCTCGGCATTCGGCGAGGCTCGCGGCGCGCTTGGCACCGCCGTCACCGCACTGGCCAAGCCGGTCGAGAACGCCTCCGGCTTCGCGCGCCAGAACCAGCAGATCGGCGTGGCGGCCAACCTCAGCCGTGCCCAGGTCAGTGCGCTCGGCCAGGCCATCCTGGAGCAGTCGCGCGCAACCAACCAGGGCGCCGACGAGCTGCAGCGCTCGATCAAGCTGATGATCGCCGCCGGCATGGATGCACAGTCCGCGCAGGCCAGCCTCGGCGCTGTCGGGCGGACCACCACGGTGACCGGCGCCAGCATCGATGATGTGGCGCAGGCTGCAGCGGCCCTGCAGCAATCGTTCGATATCGATCCTTCGCGCATGCAGAACGCGCTGGATGTGCTGGTGGTCAACAGCCGGCAGGGCGGCCTGGGCCTGAAGGACATGGCCGAAGTGCTGCCCACGCTGGGCGCGTCGTTCGAAGCGATGAAGCTGCAGGGCACCTCGGCAGCGGCCACCCTTGGCGCTGCCCTGCAGGCCACGCTGGATTCGGCCGGTGGCGCCGACAAGGCTGCCAGCAACATGAAGCGCTTCATGTCCGAGGTGCTCTCGCCGGACATCCAGGCAAAAGCGAAGAAGAGCCTGAACCTGGACCTGCGCAAGATCATCGGCGATGCACAGACCAGCGGTGGCAATCCCTTCGATGCCGCGATGCAGGGCATCATCCAGGCGACCGCGGGCGACCAGAAGAAGATCGGCACCCTGTTCAACGATGCGCAGGCGAAGAACTTCGTCCAGCCAATGATCGAGAACTGGGAGACCTACATCCGTGTGCGCGACACCGCGCTGAACGGATCGGCGGGCACCACCGATGCGGCCTATGCCGATGCGATGCAGACCGATCCGCAGAAGATCGAAGGCGCCAAGATCGCCGTGGACAATCTGTCCAAGGCCTTCGGTGCCGCCCTGCTGCCTGCGGTGGGCGACGCCGCGGTCAAGCTGACCGAGCTGCTGAACGGGGTCACTTCGTTCGTGCAGGAGAATCCGAAGCTGATCGCCAACACCACGCAGATCGTGGTCGGCATGCTGGGCATGCGTACCGCCGTACTCGGTGCACGCTACGCCTGGACCTTCCTGCAGGGCCCGATTCTGGCGGTGCAGAAGGCCTTCGAGCTGTTCCGGGGCGGCAGCCTGCTGGCCCAGATGGGGCGCTTCGGGCCGATGGCCATGCGCCTGGCCTCGGGCTTCCGCATCGTCGCCACCGCCGTCGGTGCCATCGGCGGTGGCCCCATCGCCCTCGCGGTCGCCGCCATCACCGCCGGCGCCCTGCTGGTGCGCAAGTACTGGGAGCCGATCAAGGCGTTCCTCGGCGGTGTCTGGGAGGGCCTCAGCGGTGCAGGCACCGCGGCGATGGGGGAACTGATGCGCGCAGTTGAACCGCTGCGTCCGGCCTGGGAGGTCATGAGCGGGCTGCTCGGCCAGGCCTGGGACTGGCTGTCGAAGATGCTCGAACCAGCGCAGTACACCGGCAATGAGCTGTCACGCGTCGGACAGATCGGCTCACTGGTGGGTGAGGCGCTGCTGATCAACTTCCGGCTGGTCATCCAGGTCATCGGCGGCGTGGTGGGGGCGGTGGTGTGGCTGGGCGAGATGCTCGGCACCGTCGCCGGCTTCATCAACGAGACCCTCGGCAACATCTGGGAGTCGATCAGCCAGAAGGCGACCGCAGCGTTCGACCGCATCCTGGAAAAGCTCAAGCCGGTCATCGAAGGCGTCGGCTGGTTCATGGACAAGCTGGGTGGTGGCGTGGGGGCGGCCAAGGACAAGGTGCTGGAGGTCGCCGAAGGCGGGCTGCAGACCGCGGTGGGCGCCGCCAACCTCTACAGCGGCATCAAGGCGCGCGGCGGCGGCGGCATCGGCGACATGGCGCGCGTGGCGTACGCGGTCGGCACCGACAACAACGATGGCCTGAACCGGCGCATGGCCGAACTGAGCGGCACCCAGGGCCGCCTGGCACCGGACATGCCCTCGCCTGCGATGCGCGCACCGACCACCGTGCAGCAGCAACAGACCAACAACATCACCATCCACCAGCAGCCGGGCGAATCCAGCGAGTCCATCGCGCGCCGCACCGCCGATGAACTGCAGCGCCGCAGCGCGATCGCCGCACGCGGTGGCCTGGCCGACAGGAACTGAACATGAAGCGTGAATTCGTAACCGCATCCATCGACAAGCTGCTGTCGGAGTTCAAGGGCAACGACTCCGGCAACGCCCCCGTGCTGCTGATGCTCGGCACCTTCAAGTTCAGCCTCAACACCGCCGTGTTCGATGAGATCCAGCAGAGCAGCGAGTATCGCTGGGCAGCGCAGGAACGCGTGGGCCAGGTCGCGGCGCTGCAGTACACCGGGCCCGGCAACGCCAGCATCACACTGCCGGGCGTGCTGAATCCGGAGTTCCGTGGCCGGGGCAACGAGATCTCGCAACTGCGCAGGCTCGCCGCACAGGGCCGGCCGCAGCGGCTGTTGACCGGCCGCGGTGGCAATCTCGGGCTGTGGGTGATCGACAAGATCGATGCCACCTCCAAGCATTTCACACCCGAGGGCGGCGCACGCCAGCAGACCTTCTCCCTTACCCTGCGGAAGCACAGCGATGGCACGAACGTATAACACCCGCGACGGCGACGTCGTCGACCGTATCGCGTATGCGCACTACGGCGAACAGTCACCGGCCATCCTGCGCGCGGTATTCGACGCCAACCCGGGCCTGGCCGCGCGCGGCGCAGTGCTGCCGGCCGGCGTGGCGATCACCCTGCCGGAGGTGCAGCGCCCGGCCAGCGAGCGCAAGGGAGTGGCCCTGTGGGATTGAACATCGCACCGGCCTTCCGCGTGGTGGCCAACAGCCAGGACATCACCGACAAGATCATGTCGCGCTTCACGTCGCTGCGCATCACCGACGAGACCGACAACAGCGCGGACACGCTGGAACTGCAGCTGGCCGACCATGATCCGTCCGACCCGATCCAGCTGCCGCCGGCTGGCGCAGAGCTGGAAGCGTTCATCGGCTACGACGGTGAAGTGCGGCGTATGGGCCTGTACATCTGCAACGAAGTGGAGATTGCCGGTTACCCGGGCAGCATGACCCTGCGCGCCCACGCGGCGCCGTTCGAGGCCAGCAAGGGCGGCAAGAACGATCTACAGACGCAGAAGACGCGCACCTGGAAGAAGGGCACCACGATCGGCGGCATGGTGCAGCGCATGGCCGGAGAGCACGGAATGGACGCGGCCGTGAGCGCATCGCTGGCGTCGATCGCGTTGCCGCTGACGGTGCAGTCGCAGGAATCGGACATGAACCTGCTGCTGCGCCTGGCCAAGCAGCACGACGCCATCGCCAAGCCGGGCGGCGGCCGCCTGATGTTCGTCAAACGGGGCGACTCCACCAGTGCCAGCGGCGAGCGCATCCCCGACGTCACCCTCACCCCCGCCGATGGCAGCGCCTACAAGGTGACCATCACCTCACGCGAGAAGACCGGCACCACCATCGCCTATTACCGCGATGTGCGCGGTGCCAAGCGCCAAGAGGTAAAGGTGGGCAGCGGCGAACCCATCGTTCGCCTGCGCATGGCCTACGCCGACCGCGAAACCGCCGAAGCCGCAGCGCGCGCCAAGCACCAGGAGCAGGCCCGGCAGACACGCACGCTCAGCTACACCCTGCCCGGCCGCGAAACACTGATGGCTGAAGCCACGGTGGTGATGCAGGGCTTCCGCGAGGGCGTGGATGGGCAATGGCTGGTCAAGCGCGCCGAACACAACATCAGCACCGCTGGCTACGTGACCAGCATCACCTGCGAACAACCCAACAGCGCCAACGCGGTGAAGGCCGCCAGCACTGCCGCGGCCAGCGAAGGCGAGCAGGTCGGCAGCGAGGTGTAGATCCACGCGGAGCGCGGATCTACATCAGCGTCCTCGCCCAGGCTCAGTAGATCCACGCCATGCGCGGATGCTCTTCCCGCATCAACTCACGTATTGCGCCACCCCATTGCCAAACGACCAGTTCTCCTTCTTCACTTCCACCAGGTTGATGAACACATCCTCGCGGCGGATGCCCACCGCCGCGTGCAGGCCCTCGGCGATGCCCGCATACAGCGCCTTCTTCTGCTCCAGCGTGCGCCCTTCGTTCCAGGTGATCTGGATGCAGATGAAGTCGTCGGTGCGGTCCACGCCCAGATAGCCGGGGTCGTAAACGAGCGTGCCGGCGTCGTGCTGCTGGAAGATCTGGAAGCGATCGTTTTCCGGCACGCCCACCGCACGCATGGCCTGGTAGATGGCTTCACCCACGCGTTGCAGGTAGTCGGCGGATTTACCTTTGCGAAGATCGATGCGGGCGAGCGGCATGGCGGGGCTCCAGGAACGCGGCGAGGTCTCCCTGCCGATGGGAGCACGCTGCAGGGCACTCGGCAAGGGCTGCGCGGCTGTCGCGTTAAGCCAGGGGTGAGCAGGCCAATGTGACTGGCCACCCGCGCGCCAGTGATCGGCGCCACATCCGGGCCGTGCCAGGCATCACGCCCCGACCAACGGCCGGGGTATTCCTACCCTCCTCCTCCTGTGGCAGGCGCATCAAGGGTGACCGGCACCTTCTGCCGGTGACCTGTCCAATCCAAGGAGAGCCGGATGAAACTGACGCCACTGGCCCTGGCCGCGACGCTGTGCGCGTTCACCGCACACGCGCAGCAGGACGATGACTGCCCCAGCGACGCGCAAATGATCGCCACCATGTCCTTCACCGAGCTTGATCGGTACGAAGCGGACATGCGCAATGAAGAGCCCTCGTTGGAGGAGCTCTGCAAGGATGCCACCGACAAGGACGAGGAGGAGGCGGCAGGGTCGCGGCGGCACTACTGTGTCAAGCGAACCGCGCGCTACGTGTCCTACAACACCGACATCGGCGCAGAGGAATATTCGGACGTCACGATGTATGACTACGCCTACCTTCCACGCACAGGCATGACGTGGACGCATCGTGTGCGCGTGGTGATCCAGGATGTGCTGGGCGAGGCATCCAAGGGGCTGACCATGGCCCCCTTTCTGTACTGCGGCAGCTGTACCGAAAAGCAGCAGTTCCAGATGATTGGGCTCGGAGGACAGGGTACGTATGACTTCGCCGTGTCGCTGGGCATGGACACCGAAGACGGGCGCACCAGCCAGAACACCCAGCTGATTCTGAATCGCTTCAACGTAGAGCAGACGCCGATCGAGATGTCGGCGCCGGAACTGCGGTGCGAGAGGCTGGCGAACAGCACTCCAGCCTGCCGGCATGCAGGCTATCCCGGTGTTGCAGAACTCAGCCTTTCCGATCCGGATGTGGACGAATCCGCTGCCCACATTCTTGCAGCGCAGGCCGCGCTGCCCGGCAACATCGGGCGCTGGGATCCAGATCCCGCGCTCCGGGGGAAGGCGATGACACGCATGCGAAGCGAGGCAGCACGACTGGCCAATCAACGCGCGAGCAAGGCGCTTTGCAAGCAGAGATTTCCTGGACAACCAGATGCAGGAAAGGACTGCGACGAGTACCCCTTCGCATCCACCTATCAGGGCGCGAGCCTCGTGTCGGAGGATCAGATGTCCGTCCGATATCTGGATTCATCGGACAACCGTCGTGTTGGTGGAAAGCTCGGGCAATTTTACTGCGGAACTGACCGCATCATCGATGGCGAGGAGTTCTGGCTGAGGATCGTCCCATGAACGCACCGACGGATCGTCCCGATATGCCTGTCAGCGCAGATGAGTGGCACGATCTTCTCGTCCAGTTCAATCGACAACAACTCTCCACATTGGAAGAAAGGCTTGCCGCGCCCGAAATTGAGATGGGCCTGCTGCCCTTCGCCGAGCAGTACCCAGAGAGCCCGCTCGCAGAGGTTGCTCGACACGCGCTCACCGGGACCATCGACTGGTGCGGCGTACCGGGTGCCAGCGAGCAGGCCATCGTCGATGCGGAAGAGCGCTTGGGCGTCAGGCTCCCCGGAAGCTATCGGGAATTCTTGAAGGTCAGCAATGGCTTCCTGATGCCAGGACGCTTCATCGACATCCTGTTGCCCGTCGAGTTGATCCGCCCGTTCGGGCAGGACAACGAGGAGATCGTGCAGATTCGCCGGGAGCTGGTTGTGGACCCGGTGGAGGAGGCGTTCCAGTACCACCTGGACCGTGCCATACAGGTAAGCGGCACGCCGCAGATGGGCGATGACTTCATCCTGCTCGACACCCATCGCTCCACAGCACCGAATGAATGCGATGCGCATATCTACAGCCGTGTCGATATTGATTGGTACGCCTCGTTTGCACACCTGATGGCGGAGAGAGCAACGTTCAATCTGTGAGCCAACTGCACCCTCCTTCGGGAGGGTGAACCATCGCGCGTTGACGCTTTTGCCTCTTCCTGACCAGCAAGTCTCGTCACGTATGCAGCTCGACACCGCCCGGCTTGTTCCAGCGCACACTTGATGGTGGCACTGGCGCACAGAACTGAAAATACCTGCGTCGTCGCCGCTTCAATGCAACTTTCCTTACTGACGTGTCCGCCAAGCCAGTTCAATGATGACCCCGCCAAGGCAACACGCCTTGGTCGGGATTGGCGTCTCGAATAAACGAACAGGCTCACAGGATGTTGCGATCCAGATCGCAGCAAAGAGAATGCACCGACTGCCTTCTATGGCGGGCGGTGCGTGGGGATCGCAAGATCCGCCGGGCCTTTTCTCCCTGTGAGCCTTTCTGCCTTGGTACGCCAACCCGCACCGTCCGCCACCTTCACTCCGAAGGTGGCCTTACGCCAGTGAGGGTTTCGCCATGACCAAACGAGCCGCATCGCTTCCACGCCTGTACGCATTGATTGCCGACATCGCCAACCAGGTTCCCGACGACATCGCACGCGAGATCGAATGCGCGCTGGACGAACAGAACCTGCCCGTGCAGTCACCCGCGTTTTTCGCCTGCCTCAATGCCATCAGCAACGCCGAGGGCGAGGACGGGCAGCCGTGCAGCAGCCTCACCCTTGCCGCCAGCAATCACGCGTCGCTGCGCCGCTCGATGGCGGGGCTCACCGCAGTGCTCGATCTGCTGCAGGCCGCCGACCGCGCGCGTAGCGAGGCCGGCCCGGATGAACAGCTGGGCGCCTTCCACACCGACGGGTTGATCGTGGCCGCGCGGCAACTGGTGCGCGAAGCCAACCATTGCCTGGAAGGTGGCACCGCCTGAGCCCCGGCCGCGACGTGGCTACAATCGCGCAGGAAATCGCAGGAGACCGCAATGGACGCCGAAAACCTGGAGTACTTCAAGGCTGCCTTGGAAGGCCGCGCGACGGTCGGCTGGAATGTCTGGTTTGCCGCCAACCAGCAGGCGCTCGCCCAGCAGGTGAGTCGCCCTGCCCTGCTGCGGTTGAAGTTCAATCACCTGCATGAAGCCGAGCGCCTGCTGGCCGAAGCCGGCGTCGTGCCGGCCAGCACGGCGGGCAAGCGCTATGAGGTGTACTGCGCGCAGTTGTCAGCAGACGTGGTGGACGAGAACGGTCGTCCGTTGCCTGCGGTGTGGCGTGCAGCGCACGGCGGTGCCATCGGCCTGCTTGCCGATGGCGAACACGAAGCGGGCCGGGCAAAGCTGCTTGCGGAGTTCAGCCGCGCGCGCAAGCGCGGGCTGCAGCAGGCGCATGAATGGTTGAGCGATGCGTGCTTCGAAGGCGAGATGGAGCTGAGCGGCGGCAATGCCGAGGTGGGCCGTAGTCTGCTGGCGGTGGTGGTGCAGGCCGGCAGCGGCTACGACCTGTTGGATGGCGTGGCGATGATGGCCCACGAACGGCTGGAGGATCCCGGCTGA